GTTTCCTTTTTCGCCAATAATATTGACCACCCGGGGGGAGTGTCGACCACGCTCTCACGGCTTGTATGCTCCGAACCACTTGTCGATGTAGTTTGTCCACTCAATCGCTTGTCCCTTTCTATGTTCATCGTGCAGCAGTCTGTCCTGACATTGTTCGCGGGTTGCATCGATGAAAATTATCTCGGCTCCTATGCTGGTAGCCGTGCTCTCTCTTTTCCATTTGTCCGGAAAACCTCCGATAACCCACGCCCTGTCCCATCGTCCGCATCTCGTCTGCACATTGTCCAGCAGAAGCGAGTACATGCCGTTTACGTTTTGAATTAAACTATCGGGCTTATCGTAGCACGGTCTCATACTAGCGGCGGAATAAAGTAGATCCATATCGACAACGAGATCACCCGGCCACATCCTGTCCTGTACAAACGTGTGCTTGCCCGAGAGTGGCGCCCCGAATTCCAGGAAGGCTTGGCGCCCTGCTTGATTGTAACCACCTCGCTGGTGTATCGAGTTGTGGCAGCTGTGATGTACAATCATGATGTTGTCAGGATTAAGTGATATGTTGGCATCCATGTAGTTGTCTGGTGTAAGCTCCGTCATATGATGCCCCGTTAGCTCTGCTGATCTGGTCACTCTGGTGTTACAGTACTGGCACATCATGCCTCGCTCCAGGATCAGAACTACCCGTAGATTGCGCCAGACATCCGACGCATAGAACGTTTGTAACACGCTGTACTTAGCCATACATCACCAAGCTCTCTCGGCTTCAAGCTTACGACGGATCTCTAGCATCTCGTGCTCGATGTCAATCTTGGCCGGATTGTCAGACCACTTCGTCTTGCCAGTAACAGGATCCTTGTCTCCGTTTTTCAGCGTGAAACTAATAGCAGCGACATCAGGCGGATAGTATTTCTCAGACACCTCAGTATACCGAGTCACGCCTCCTGTTTCGTCTTCTTTGATATACGTCTTACGTTCTTCGGCAGTAAAGCCAAGGGCACGCTTAGCAAGCGCACCCTTAACATTCGCAATATGGACTGCTTTCCCGGCTTTTAATGCCTTAAGAAACTCAGGATGTTCTTTTTTGTAAACCTCCATGGTAGTGACGCTTATGCCCAGGTTCTTCGCAACCTGTTCTTCTGTTAGCCCGTCTCGCCGCCAGTCTGTGACGAGTACCAGGTTATCTTTTACGTCTGCCCACTTACTCTTTGCCATTAGTCTCCAACTCACAGGCGTATGGTATCAAAACTATTCTGATCCCTGCCCGTGCCTCCTCAAATCTAATCTTTTCTGATATGTTTTTGTGTTCTGTTTCCGAAAGTTTTCTTAGCGCTTTCCAGACCATCACTGTTACCGACTCCGCTTTTGTATCTGCCATATCGATTGCTACAAGCTTCTGTGCCTCTGGTTTTCTTTTAGTAGTCGCCATATCTGTCCTCAACTTTCTACGTTTATTATAACTTGGTATCAGGTTACCGTCGGTCGCAATCCCGCCCGGTCTAGCCGTTTAAAAACTGCATCTGCTGATAAGTTAAATGTTTCACCGATCTCTTGATAGCTGTATCCTTCCTCTCGCATCTGCGCCATTTCCCGCGCGTCGTCGTCTGCCTCTGCTCCTCGTGTGTATCTGTTTGGTTGGCAATTACCGAACTCTAATCTTAAAAAAGCTTGTTCGGGTGTCAATTGGCTTGGATACAGAATAGCCAACGCCAATGCTGCGAAATTCTCGTCCAACTCCAATTGACTATTTGTCATATAGCCCTCGCTTTCTCAATTCGTGCTTTAAGCGCTTGCATCAGTGACTCTTGTGTTCCGGCTTTATCTTCTAGTGCTCTCATAACATCCTCATCCACTCCGCCCTCAACAACCAAATGATGGATGATGACTTTCTGTGTCTGACCCTGCCGGTGAAGTCGCTTATTCGCCTGTTGGTATAACTCAAGTGCCCACTGCATCCCGAACCATATCACGTGATTGCCTCCGTCTTGTAAATTTAACCCATAGCCTGCTGATGCAGGATGCGCTAGCAGGATGTCAATCTGTCTATTGTTCCAGTCGGTCTCGTCCTGTGGCCCTTTGAATACTCGCACCCGAAGTCCTGTATGCTTAAGTGTCTCAACGATTCTGTCTCGGTCATGCTGGAAAGTATAGAACACTAATGCCGGATGCCCGTTCAATCCCTCAACTAATTCTTCAAAAGCTTCAATCTTGCATCTATGGATTTCTGACACATTGTGATCACTGTCATACATTGCCCCATTGCACAGCTGCAAAAGTTTGTTTGATAGTACTGCCGCTGTTCCCGCATCAATGATTTTATCTTCTGGAAGTATCAGAAGCATTTGTGTTTCCATGGTGTTGTAGGCAACCTGCGCTTTATCATCCAGGACAACCGGTACATTGACGCTGATACAGTCAGGTAGTTCCAGGTAGTCTTCTGCTTTCATGCTGACACAGATATCAGATAGCAGATGGTGTATTGTCTCGTCGGCGCCCTCTTTAGGCGCGTAGCTGAATATCGTTTCCCTGTTTCGCTGGTCCGGATCAAAGTACCTGTCTCGGAAGTGTGTAATCTTTTTGCCTAACCGCTTACCCTGGTCCAGCAGGAACACTTGCGCCCATAAATCAATCAGTCCGTTCGGAGCCGGAGTACCAGTCAGTCCAACTATTCGCTTGATGTGTGGTCGAACCCATGACAATGATTTGAATCGTTTAGCCTGGTGATTCTTGAAACTGCTGAACTCATCCACCACTACCATGTCGAACGGCCACGCATTTTTATAATACTCAACCAGCCAAGGAATATTCTCTCGATTGATAACAAAGATATCGCCGGGTGTGTTCAGTGCTTTGATTCGCTTAGCTGCTGTACCGAGGCATGAAACAATTCTTAATAATTTCAGGTGATCCCACTTTGCTGCTTCTTTCGCCCAGGTTGCTTCTGCGACTTTCTTTGGCGCAATAACCAATATCTTTCTGGCCATAAATCGGTTGTACTTAAGATCGTTGATTGCCGTCAGTGTGATTACTGTTTTTCCTAACCCCATGTCGAGAAATAATCCAAGGGCTTCGTCTGTTAGTAATCTGCTTATGCAATACTTTTGATATGCGTGTGGCTTGAATATCATTTGGACACCATCTCCTTTAGCAGTGCCTCAGCACCCTCCTTGCTGTCTATAACCCGAACATCAAACCCTAGTTGTCTAATCCGACTAATCTGTAATTCCTGCAAGACCGTCGGTTTTTTCCCTGGCGATTTCAATTCTACAAACACGGCTTTGCCCCCCGGAAGAAGAACCAGCCTGTCAGGCACCCCATCGTTTCCCGGTGACGTGAATTTATATGCCCGTCCTCCGGAAGCCTTCACGACATCCCTCAGATATTCCTCTATCTTTTTTTCTGCTGCCATTCGTGTTCTCCCGCTACTTTCGCGCACACGCGTATGTACATATTGTGATTAGGCGTGTTAGGCGTGTGTTTATTTTTTATGGTGCTGTCTGTGCTGTCTGTTATTAGTCTTTATATATAATAAAGTAGTAAGTAGTATTTAATAAGAAAATCCTTGTCTGGTACGGGGTTCTGCCTACTACTTTGTCGTGCTACTTTCTTTTTTATAAAGTAGCTAAGTAGTATTTGCGTTTGCTACGTTGTCGGCTTCTGCTACTTTCGTTTTGGAGAAAGAAGCAAAGAAAGTAGTGCTGTTTTCGACGGCTTCGCTTAAGAAATATCCTTTTTGGTTGCCGTATGGCCCAAATAGTCTGGCAGTCGAGAGCTTTTCTATTCCTGAAATTCTGTCGAGAACTGCGTTAATTCGCAACGTGTCGGCGCGCGGCGGTGACGTTCTGCCGTCGCGAAGGCATTCACGCCATATTTCCTGGGCACAGATTCGGTCTCTCGCTACAAGCGCACCGGTGTATGTGTTTGGCGAAGACCAGTACATGTCTCGTCTAGCCTCATCCCACTTCTGCCAATCCACCGGCACGGGTTTCGCTATAAAGTTTTCAATAATTCCGAACAAGGCGTCTTGTTCTGTGTGCCCTTTGCGTCTCGTTTCGGCTTCGGCCTCCAGTTCCTCAGACAAGATCAGCGATTCGCCCAAGCGCCAGCGCATGACTGCTTCCGCCCATAGCTGGTCAATCTCATCATCCAGATCCCGGAATACGTTTTTACGGCTCCTCTGGTTTTGCGTAGTGATTGGCCAATATCTTCGATTGCCCGCAGGATCTCGCAGATATTCAATGTCGTTGGTTGTGCCAAAGAATACGCACTGTCGTTGCCGGTGCTCCGGTGTGCGAGCATATGGAGCGCGGTAGTGGTCCTCTGTCCGGCTCAGGAACATACGGACGTCTGCAATACCTGAACGGTTGTAAGCTGACAACTCGCCAATCTCGACCAACCAAACTCCCTGCAATAACTCCGCCCCCTCTTTACCATCCATGCTAACGACAGCATCGGAGAACCAACCGCGAGACATCTTTGCAATGAGTGTCGACTTTCCGATGCCTTGTTTGCCGTGGATAACCGTCATTGTGTCGTACTTAACCCCAGGCTGCATCACACGGTGCACAGCGGCTGTAAAAGCCTTGCGGGTAACGGCACGTGTATACGGGTGATCGTCTGTGCCGAGATAATCTATAAATAGGAGGTCAAGACGTAAAACACCGTCCCAGGTTAAGCCGTTGAGATAGTCCCGGACAGGATGATACCCTTGTTTCTCTGCTGTTTGAGACAGGGAAGCAAGTACGGTGTCTCTGGAACTGAACCGAAGCGCGCGCTCCAGATAACCTCTTAGTCCGTTCTCGTCCGTATCAGTCCATGGGCTGACTGCATCCGTTCTCCGTGAATCCCACGGCAACGGGCCGAAGCACACAAGCGTTCCGGAGAATCTGTCCAAACGTATTCGCCCTGAAACCAAAGGATCATGTTCAAGTATTACACGGACGTTGTGTATGGTCTTTTCGGGTCTGCCTGTGTTCGGGTTCAGGTCGAGGAGCTGCACCCAGTTTGCTGTGTCTTGGTCGGCCGTCGGAGTCGAGAACGCATCCCGTGCAGCATCGATGCGCTCGGCGTTGATAATCGATGCTACAGAGGCGTCACTGACGGCTAGTTCGCACATCGCTACATATGACGGCAGCTTGTTTGTTGGGGTCTCAGCCTTCGCACTGTCGTCCTGGTCTCCGAACCGGTGCAGCCGCACAAGGTCAAAAGAGTTGACGAGTCTTCCGGAGGTCGGATCCGTTGCATGATGACTGAACAGGAATGCGCCGTTATCATAAATGACCGCTCCACCGACTGTGGACCCACCGATGAACGTGTACCGGTCGGTGTTGTCGTCGGTCGGTGTGTAGACGCCAGGAAGAAAAGCGTCGATAGCCTGATAGACGTTGTACGTTTTGCAGAAAGCACCAACGACGCCCTGCTTTGCGGTAGGGTCGCCCTGTTTTGCTGCAAGCCGGACGTGTGCCTTCTGTGCTCCCGGCACCTCCGGCCACTCGCGTATGTCGTGCCAGTCTGTATACATCGCCAAGACACCGTCTGCAGACATGAAAGGTTTGTCTTCATATCTGAACACATATTCACCGTCTGCAGAGCATGACGGCCAGTACATAAGCCTGGAAGCTTCAAAGGTGGTAGGGTCGCAAAATTCCATGCCAATCATCTTGGCCAGCATACGCGCCAAAGGTTCATACTCGTCCGCTGTTACTGTACGATCAGTAATAAGCAGCACACGAAGTCGTGGAGCACCGGCACAGTGTTTGCGTGTGCTGTACACAGCATAAGTGCAGCCAAGTCCAGACACCCGGCGAAGGATATCATCAGTCTGGCCAGCGGGTATGTTATCGAGGTCTAAGGTGATGACATCACGACCGGCAACATTTCCCGCCTTGCGTCGCGGTCCTGTGAGTATACCGGCAACATATCCGCCGACATCCTTCAGATCATCCTGCCGACCTTTTGGATATGACATATATTCAGCAAAGGTTTCCGTACCTCTTGCTGGCGTTTGTAGTTTACTGATCATCTCCGACCATGCCAGGGTGAGTGCCGGCCAGTTTGTCGCTTTACGAGATCCGGCAGCGGAGATGGTGATTTGTCTGTCGTATGTCATGCGAAGAGCCTCCTTATACCGTTGTGTTTTTTCTTGCCTTTTTGCTTGCGTGCATAATGTCAACTATGATTAGCGCTGTCCGTGTGAGATCTGCATCGGTCTGGATAAGCCCTTTAACATTTAGTGTTGATAGCTGTGACCGAGTCACAAGAATGAGATTGTTAGGGTCAAAGTTTCGCCGGTTCCGGTCTCCAAAAACAATTACGCTGCCATCAGGTACCGGACCGTGTGTCTGCTCCCACACGATGATGTGTTTGCCCTTCCATGTGTTTGGTTCTGCCACTTTGATATCCACATATCCGGATCCGTTTATCCGTTCAGTGCCAACAAGCTGATAGTTATGCGGTCGGTGTTCTGCCTTGAACTGAGTTGATTTCCATCCCGCATTACCTGGCTTGCCTTTGTTTATAGGAGTATGCCCTTTTTCAAAGTGGCCAAAGCGGCCGCAGTGCATTTTGTGATTGGCATAGTATGCTTTTATTTGTTTAGGTGCGTATGCCCTGCCAAACATTGTAAAGAGTTGTTCCGCCATGCCTTTGTGCCCTGTTGTCTTGTGGTTATCGACGATATAGTTTCTAACCTCTTCAGGAAACGTGTAACTAGGTTGACCTTTCGGCGTACCACATTGTGTGCCGCTTTGCAAAGAGTGGTTAGCTTTGTACGATTTCATTTTTGAGTTTGTGAATCGGGTATTGAACTTAGCGTTCACTAGCTCCACAAGTTCTGCGTTTGTCGCGCCTTTTACGTTATTAGCGATATAATCTTTAACATCTTGTGAATATCTGGCCATGTCTTAACCCTCTAGCATCTTAGGTATTGTTATGTCAAGATCGTTACGATTATCAATCAGTCGTTTTGCTTCGAGTACTAAGCTGCCATTTGCTATGATTTGGGATGCTACTGTAGTTATGGCTTTTGACCTAAATATTTCTTCTTTCAGGTCTTCGCCTTTTAACTCTTCATCGCTCAGTCTTTCCAGCTGTGCAAACAGGTGGTTATTGAGATCTCCTAATGTGTTTTGCATATCCGTCTCTCCTTTACAGTCTGCTTTGTAAAATCAGCATTGCGGCAATAGCCACTATAAAAATTTCATAAAAGATTGCTTCCAAGCGGTCTCCACTCATCTAACTTTCCTCCGCCATCTTGCGTTCGTGTTTGGTGTGCCGTTTATGGCAAAAGCGGCAAGTGACGTCAGCCCAATCTCCGTCGCAGACTTTTGATATCTTAACGGCGTTTTCACAAACTGTCGCGCCACTTGTTCGTAATGCGTGGATAACGGTAGCTTTCTTGTTTTCTGATCTCCCTATTTGCATGTGTCCTCCTTCTGGTCAACAGCAGCTAAATCGAGGATATCAGTAACATAGGTTTCAATGTGTCTCATCGATTGGTTTTGTAGTAAAGTTAAAATCATTTGGGTTCGTTCTTGTCCGCTTAAGCCTTTTATTTGTGCGATGTTTTCAATTTTGTTCAATAGTTCGTTGTATTCTGTGCGTGAGGCTTTAACCTTATCTAATGCGGCATTAGTTTTTGCATTCATATCATCACCTTATGCTTTCTGCTTTTTTTATTGATGCTCTAACGTAGTTCATTTTTGCGACCCTGTAGTCGCTCTCTAGCTTTCTTGCCTCTTGGATCTGTTTGTTCCTGGCGTCGTACGCTGCATATGCTGGGCATGTTGCGTGGCAGCCAAGTCTCCTTCTCTCGCAGTCTTTACATGTGTGAGCCATTTGTTACCTCACAATACCCTCATTTTATGAAATTGCGTTTATAATTTCTGTGTATGTCATCTGTGACAACTCTGCTACGATATGACTATCTGATGGCGTTAAACCCTTATTTTTTAGCCTTTTTACCACTGCATCAATCAACCCCGTTGCATCTGGTTTTGCAGGTTCAAACAGTTTGTCAAAATTAAAATCTTCCATTGTTGTTCCCTTTCGCAATATCCCTGTTTTATGACTTTAACCACATATCCATTTCTGTGGCTGCACTTATAGGTTCTGCTAAAGCTAAAATCGCTCTTATGTTATGTCTGATTAATTCCTTTTTAGTAAAGTATGACCCAGATAAATCAACTGACCCTTTTTTAGTGATTAACCTTCCATACTTCGCACCAACCAACCAAGTTGTAGAATCTCCGCTATACAGTCCGACCCATCCTTCACTACCTACACCAAGTCCATGGAATTTAGTGTTTGGGAACATTTCTGTGATTGTTAAAATTACGTTTTTTCTTTGTGTTGATGTTAATGCAGATGTTACTAATCCTCCAATCGCTATATATTCATATTTTTTAACTAACTCACCCAATGATTCATAACCACTTCCATGATGCCAAACTGGTATTGGTTTCAGTCCGATTGATTCAAGATACTCTTGATTTTTATTAGTCTTTCCCATATCACCAATCACATCTAAGTTTATAAATTGGTATGGATTAAGTTCTAACATCTTTTTACCAAACACTTTGACATCAATAACCTTTCCTTGCGTATAGGCATTAAATGCACCAGAATCAACCATTATGGTCATTCCTTTTGATATTGCATGATTATAAAGCAAGTCAATAGACGGATCGTTATAAGGTATAAGAATATGAGTTGCGCCCTCTTCGCACAAAACATCTAGTTCATTTCTCGACCTTGGAGTAGCGAAATATGTAATCAATCAAAACCCTCCCGACGTGCATCAATATCAGTTCTGAGATTGACACCGATGCAAATGTGATCCAGAACGGTGCATTGAATGTCACAAGAAGTGTAGTTGCCACGCCAATGCTTATTATGACTGCGTATAGTGTTGTTGCTATGAACGGCTTGCCTCTCAATAGATATGAAACCAACCCACCCAATCCGCACATAATCGGCATGAACACCAGTTCCATTGCTCCTACCGATGGACTGAACATATTCGCTATGACTAACCCAATTATCAAAGCAATGATATATTTTTTGCCTTTGAGTGCAAGGGGCTTCATTACCTCTGCCACTCTGAACTGGACAATCCCAAATCCAATTGGCGCAATAGCAACCGTGAGAGCAACGTAAAGTGCGGTGATAAGTCCTAAAATTGCTATGGTCTTTGTTTTCATTTGTCCTCCATCTGTCTAAGAAGTAATTGAATGTAATCACGCAATCTCTTTATTTTATGTGTTCAGTCCATTTCACCTCTAAACCACTCAACATC